CGGAGATGGTGTTTCTTTAGTAAACACTGCTCACCCAACTGCTTTAGGTGGAACTTTCTCAAACAGAAGTTCAACTGATGCTGACTTGAACGAAACCTCATTAGAGCAAGCAATGATTGATATTGCAGGCTTTATCGACGAAAGAGGGCTAAAAGTTGCAATGCAGGGAAGAAAATTAATCATCCCAGTAAACATTCAATTTGTAGCTGATAGAATTTTAAATTCTACTCAAAGAGTTGGTACGTCTGATAATGATATCAACGCACTCAGAAACATGGGTATGTTACCAGATGGTTATACAATTAACCATTATCTGTCTGATACAGATGCATACTTCATTAAAACTGATGCTCCTAATGGATTTAAACACTTCACAAGAGCTGCCCTTGCTACTGGCATGGAAGGCGATTTTGATACAGGAAACATGAGATACAAAGCAAGAGAGAGATACAGCTTTGGTTTCTCAGATCCTAGATGTGTATACGGATCTCAAGGTTCATAAGAATTAACTAAATCTTTCTTAGGTGAAGAAGGCGGTTGCGAGACCGCCTTTTTTATTATACACTCCTCACAAGTATCCTAGATTAACATAGTCGTGCACACTGGCTAGGCAGACGTGTATAGAGACTGCATGACAAGGGCTATACAACCAAGGAGATAAACATGGCAAACCCTCATTTTCAGAACATGATTCTATGGGCTGGGAACACAGATAGTTCCGAGTACAAAAAGGATCAACCAATGTTCCAACCTTATCCGTCAGATCAAACTTTCTACGGATATTTTAACGACTTTATGACGTACAATTCTGGTGATTGGACGATTACAACAACAGAAGCTGGTACAGGATCTGCGACTGAAGCAGTAACTTCATCTGCAGGTGGTGCGTTATTATTAACGAACGCTGCTGGTGATAACGATCTAGACTTTTTACAATTAAAAGGTGAAGCGTTTAGATTAAGCGCAAGCAAAAAAGCATACTTTTCAGCTAGATTTAAAGTAAGTGACGCAACTCAATCAGACTTTGTAATGGGATTACACATTACTGATACATCACCATTAGATGTAACAGATGGTATTTTCTTTATTAGTGCTGATGGTGCTGCTACTCTAGACTTTCAAGTAGAGAAGGATAATACAGCAACTACTACATCAAGTGTTGCAACTATGGCTAATGATACTTTTATCACTACTTCATGGTTTATTGATCCTGATAGAGATGCACTTTATTATTCAATTAATAATGGCACTCCTCTTAAATCTGTAGCAACAAACCTACCAAACGATGAAGATTTAACAATCTCTTTTGGTATTCAAAATGGTGAAGCAGTAGCAAAAACAATGACTATTGATTACATCACTGCAATGATTGAAAGATAATTAATTAACCTGGGTGGGGTGTAATGGCCCCACTCATTGCAAGGAGATAAATTATGGCTTATTCAG